CCTCTGATTGCCTCCAAAAACTAAGGGGCTGGCTTTTAGACCAGCCCCCATTTTTTACTTTGCCCAAGGCGGTGAGGCGGAAGCCCCTGCCGGAGCCGATTGCTGTGTTGGTTGCGGCGCTACGGACCCGCCACCAAGCGGCTTAAATCCCTTCACATCGTTGCCGTCGCCATACTGCTCATCTTTCTTGACGGACAGCTTGATCTGCAAGTCACCACCGATAAGTTGGTCGGTGTCTTTCAGTTCGCCCATGCCAAGCGCATCACGCATCTGACGCAGTTGGCCGCGCCCAATCTTTTCGGCGGTCGGGTTCGGGTTATTGATGTTGATGTTAGCGAACACCACGCGCCCCTGATGCGTCGGCCCGGTAATATCAAAACGCATTTTGATATATTGACCAGTGCCAGCTTTGGTTTGCGTCACATCGGCTTGAGTAATCTTCGCCATGTACCAACCAGCCGGAAGCGGTTCAAACGATCCGCCTTCGTCTTTATATTCGTCGTCGTTCAAGTCAAAATCAATAAAAGCCATTTGGCTTACTCCTTCTCTATGGTGAATGATGGGCGACCCGGCTTTGTCGTAATCCCGTCGAGTAGCAGGTCAGTAACTGACGGGTTGGTTGCTTTCCAAACGGCCATGTTGATTTCCGGCTTCCACCGAAATAAGACGCTTAGTTGGTCAACAATGCCGTGTTCTGCGGCAATCTCTTGAACGCGGTCGCTGTCAACCTTGCGGCTCATGCGTCCGGTGATCTTCACTTTATAATCCTTACTTACGGTCGGCGTAATCGTGCCGTCCAAATCCGCCGGAATCATAATCGCGTCTAGCAGTTGATCCTCAATCGACCTGCGGCTGTCTTGATACAACTTCTCAAGACGCTTCAGTTCGATCCATTCTTCAAGAAGAGGGTCAATGTTGTTCACGACGCGCCCCCGATCTTTTCAATGATCGCTCCAAGGTCGCATTGCTCCCAAGCGTCGAGTTTGCCAGAGCGGTCCTTGGCTTGCCACAGCCCGTCCGTTTCAAGCATCAAGGCGCGTTGCATAATCCCTTCCGCATCCTTCTCAACGCGCAGCGCGGCCACGATATCGAAAAAATATGGCAGGGCTTGGCCGGTTTTATTTCCCGGCATCGATGGCGAATAAAGCAACCGCCCCATTTCATCCTGAGTCTTTTCCAGCTTGGCTGAAAAATAGACGTTTTTGTGAGGCAGGTCGCGAAACGAGCGAATCGCTTCGGCCATCGTCGTTTGCATTTCGCCGTAGGCTTGGCGCGGGTCTTTCGCCTTTTTCATTTCAGCGCCAAGGCAAACTTCGCCAATCTCGCTGATGCTGTCGAGCGCCACCGACTTGAATTGCTTCGCCTCGTCGCTTTCGAGTAGCCACGAATAAGCCTCACGCAAAGTCGCCATGTCGGTAATATGAATAAATGGCAACCCGCTATCGGCAATCGAGAGCAAACCGCCCTCTGCCGATAAAATTACCGGATCGGGCAGCGTCGGGATCAGCGAGGTTTTACCCGCGCCAGCTTGTCCGTAGACAAGAATCTTTACGCCGTCAGCTTTGACGGCATTGGTGTTTTGCAGATTAATAGCCATGCGGCTTTCTCCTTCTTTCGCGCTGTCGGACAATCCGTTCGCGCTTTCGTGTTTACAAATAAATTAAGATGCCTTATGTGTAAAGCACTAAATCACGGAGAATTAAAAATGACTATGAAAGAAGTGATGGCGCATTTCGGCACTCAGGCAAAAATTGCCGAAGCGCTCAAGATTAGCCAAGCTGCCGTTGCGCAATGGGGCGATAAAGTCCCGCCGCTTCGGCAATATCAAATCGAGCGGATTACGAAAGGGGAGTTGCGGGTTGATGGATAAACGCGAAGAAATCCTTTATCGCGCAGCTGAATTAATCACTGGCGATCGGCAGGACGATTACGGCAGCATTCAGGAAAACTTTGCCAACATTGCGGACGGCTGGTCGATTATTTTAGGCGTCGATGTGAATCCGTATCAGGTCGCCCTCTGTATGGACTGGCTTAAGACGGCGCGGCTTATCAATCAGCCAACACACGAAGACAGCTGGGTTGACAAGGCGGGATATACTGCGTTGGGGTGGGAGGTAATAAATGGGAAAGCGTAGTAACTTTGAGCGCCGGGAGAGGGACTTCTACCCGACACCGTACGAGGCTGTCCTGCCTCTTCTTCCGCACTTGGACGACGAGACGTTCTTTGATGAGCCATGTGCGGGCAATGGTGCATTGGCCCTTCACTTAGAGAAGCACGGGCATATTTGTGTGTGGGCAAGCGATATAAAACCACAGCCATCATTGAGCAATCTTCTCAAAATATACCAGCGTGACTATAGGCTGGCCGACCAGCAATCAGGCGCAGACTATTTCATTACTAACCCGCCTTGGGATAGAAAGCTTCTTCACCCGATGATATCCTTCATGTCGCTTTTAAAGCCGACATGGCTATTGTTCGACGCTGATTGGATGCACACCAAGCAAAGCTCCAATCTAATTAAGTACTGCCACAAAATTGTATCGGTTGGCCGCGTAAAGTGGATTCCCGATAGTAAGATGACAGGCAAAGATAATTGTGCATGGTATCTTTTCGATAAATCAATTGCACAACAAACGTTATTTTTTGGGAGATAAAAAATGAACGAAGGCAGATCACAAACGACAATTTCAAAGGTCAAAACGCAATTCGGCACGATGTATATTCAGATTGACATTGACGAACACGGCAGGACCACAGGTGGTAACATATCGACGCACCGAAAAGAGCCTGACAGCCAAATCAGTTTGTTGATCGAGGAGCTGTCGGACGGCCTTCGCATGGCGTTGGCACGGTCAAAAGGAGATGAATTAGATGATTAAACGAGAAGAAGTTATCGGAGATTGCCGACTTCTATTGGGCGATTGCCTTGAGATTCTGCCGACACTTGAGAAGGTGGACGCAGTGGTGACGTCTCCCCCGTATGATAATCTCCGCACATACGGTGAAGGATTTAACGGCGTTGATTTGTATGAGGCGCTGCGGCAAATCGCAACCCGTCTTGATGACGGCGGCGTGTGTATGTGGAACGTGGCAGACGCAACCGTTAATGGTTCCGAAACGGGCAGCTCTTTTCGCCAAGCGTTGCACGCGATGGATTGTGGACTACGACTTCACGACACGATGATTTACATAAAAGATAACGTGAATTTTCCAGAGGAAGTCCGATATTTTTCTGGTCACGAATATATGTTTGTTTTTTCAAAAGGTGCGCCAAAGACATTCAATCCGATTAAAGACCGCCCCAACAAATGGTTTGGCACTGTGATGCACGGCACCGATCGCCAAGCGGACGGGTCAGTAAAGCCGATATCTGGAAAAGGCAAGGTGATTAAGGCGTTTGGTATGCGCTTTAATTGGTGGCGCTTAAAAAATCAAAACAATCAGACAGGCCATCCGGCACCGATGCCCTATCAAATGGCTTATGACCACGCTGCAAGTTGGACTGAGCATAGCGACACCATCCTAGACCCATTCATGGGCAGTGGGACAACCGGCGTTGCTTGCGTCAAGCTAGGCCGCAAGTTTATCGGCATCGAACTTGAGCCGAAGTATTTTGATATCGCGTGTGAGCGTATCGAAGACGCTTACAAACAGCCGGATATGTTCGTTGAACAACCAAAAAAAATAGAACAGGAGAAATTTGAATTATGACTGACCTAACGCGCATCCTGCCGCCTGGATGGGATGCTAAAACCCACGTTGACCCGGTTGACGTTCAAATTGCCGACGCGATGCGTCAGGCAGGGATTGAGCCTCCGAGCGAAATACATATCGACGGGCAGCTTCACCGCTTCTCGACTAAAGGCCGCAAGAAAGACGACTCCGGCTGGTATATTATATTTCCAGACGAGCCACAGGCAGGGCGCTTTGGCTGCTGGCGTGACGGTATTGAGGCTAAATTCATTGCGGAAATGGACCGCGAAATTACCGCCACTGAAAACATGGCAATTATGCGGCGTCAGAACGAGGCGCGTGCCGAGCGAGATAGGGCGCGGGAACGCAAGGCCGAAATGGCGGCCGATACCGTCGCAAAGATATGGTCAGACGCCGGGGCAGCTTCGCCGGATCATCCTTATTTAAGCCGGAAAGGCATCCAGCCTCACGGCGCTAGGGTAACTGGCGACGGTCGCCTTATGGTTCCGCTTCTTGATAAGGACGGCGACCTGTCGTCGCTCCAATACATTAGCGGCGATGGCGAAAAGAAATATCATCCCGGCGGTACGGCCAAATCATGCTATTGGGTCATTGGTGATTTAGATCGTACCCTTTATGTCGCTGAAGGATTTGCCACCGCCGCCACAATTAACGAGGTGACGGGAGAGGCTGTTGCTATATCGTATAGCGCCGGAAATATCCTATCGACCGTCGAGATTATGCGAGAACGCTATCCGTCAACGCCAATCGTAATTGTAGCCGATAACGACGAAAGCGGCGTCGGTAAGAATTATGCGGATCAAGCTGCGGCAAAATACGGGGCGCGGGTTGTCATGCCGCCAGACCAAGGTGATGCCAACGATTACGTCCAAGCTGGTCACGATCTTAACCTTCTCTTAAACCCACCAGCAACTGATTGGCTGACCAAGGCAAAGGACTTTTCCGCAGAACCCGCGCCGATAGCATGGCTGGTCAAGAACTGGCTTCAGGACAAAGCCTTGATTATGGTTCACGGGCCATCTGGCGGCGGCAAGACATTTCTAGTCCTCGATTGGTGTTTGAATATTGCCTCAGACTTTTACAAATGGCACGGCAATAAAGTTCACAGCGGGGCGGTCGTATATCTCGCCGGTGAAGGTCATCACGGCCTTAAATCCCGCGTTGCGGCTTGGCGGCAGCATCATGGCGTAGATGACCCAAATATGTACCTCTCAGGCTCCGGCTGTGATCTAAACACACCTAATGGCTACATAAAAATCGTGGAGGCCGTCAGCGCCCTAGAAACGCCGCCACGTTTGATCGTGGTTGATACCCTTCACCGCTTTCTAGACGGCGACGAAAACAGCGCACAGGACGCCAAGACAATGCTAGACGCTTGTAACGCTCTCATGGTTGAGTTTAACTGCTCGGTGCTGCTGGTGCATCACACAGGCGTATCAGAGGAGGCCCAGCACCGCGCACGAGGATCAAGCGCATGGCGTGGCGCATTGGAGATCGAAATATCCGTCACGCCGCCGAAACGCGATGGCGATAGCATTCAGGTCATCCAGCGCAAAGCCAAAGATAGCGAGGTGGCGCAGCCGGTTTATATCGACCTGACGACCGTAGACATCAAAGGATGGAAAGATGAGGACGGCGATCCTGTATCAAGTTGCGTCGTGACCGAAGGGGCGGCTCCGGTAAAGGTGGAAAAAGACCCTCTTCAAAAGGTCAAAAAGACCATTGAAGATTGTTGGCACGCTTCCGGCGAGGAGTATGTCGGGCGCAATCCATACGTCACTAGATCGGCACTAGAACACCTTTTAGATGGTAGAGGATTGAGCGCAGGGACCATTAAACAGTACCTAAAACCGACCCACGAGAAGGGAATTATAGGACCGCTTTTAAACGCCAAGGCAATCGAAGAAGCGGCGAACGGATGGATCGTAATTGATGAAGATTGGCTATTAGGGTTCGTAAAATGATGGTAACAAAA